TATCGATACGCGTTTTCGCTATATGTTGTTGCTTCTCTATCTTTATACATTTGTTGTGTTGGCGATGGTATGGAACTTATAGAATATAGATATACATATATAGATATAGATATATATGTCTTTCTTAATATTCTGTGATGATAGTAGTGTCATAATGTGGTGTCGCGGGGTTCGCGAGTTCTTTTTTACGTCGTTCAATGATTTCGTTGATTTCACTGAGTTCCGCTTTTCTTTTTACAAAGTCCGCTTCAAGAACGTCGCTCTTTTGGAAAAGACATTCAAACATTCTCTCTTCAAACGCCTTTAATTCCGCCTTCCGATTCTCAAACAGCCCCGTATCGTCTTGGTCATCCATTAAATCGAATATGGCTCTTGCTTCTTCAAGCGACATACGGAAGAACTCGCGTTCTGGGTGAATCCGACAATACGCGAAAAGCCTGTGAATCGCCGTAATTTTCTTGTCTATATTACAGACACGTTTCGCGTATTCGCATTTATACGGCGTGGGCGGTCGCCAGTTTCCAGTTAAACCGTTAATGTCATCAACGTGTATCTCAGGTGTCGTCGTCGTTGTCCCGATATTCAGTATATAAGGCATCGATTCATTCGAAACGCAATAGATGTAGCCAGACATCACTTGAATCTATATCTAATCGATATATATCTATTATCTATATATATCTATTATCTATATCTAATAAATAAATCAATTTTTTAGTGTTCCTTCTAACACGGGGATGATTTTACTATTATATATGTAATAGCCTTCGAACCGATTGTTGTTCTCAATCCATTTGAAGAGTTCGACGAACTTGCTAAACATAAGGACGTTCTCCTCGCCATATATAACATTACTCAAAGAATTATATAATACATTGTATCCTACCATAATATTATAATATATGTCGGCGTTGCATGTGAAATTGTGCGTAAATACGATATCCACGCGGTCTTCTAAGACTTTCATTTTCGCTATCATTCGCTTATTATAATCGGAAAAGGTATTCAAGCGGTATGTCAAGTAATTTCGCAATGTCTTATTCGCGGTGAAGAGCGGAAATAAATAATAACTGATGGTATCGCAATCAGGTTGCGTAGTATCTTCCAGTAAATGTTCGCGGTCTAAATAGATAATCTCATTCATCGTCCTGAAACCTTCTAACGCAGCGAGATGTTTGTATTTGTATTCGCCGCTATCGCTACCGAACATTCCTTTCGGTGGGATAGAATAGACGCACGTATTACTTGGATTATTCACCGCAAGATACAGGCGGTTAAGATATTTTATGCTACGGTCGTTCGCGAAATAACGAATACAGTTGGAGAAGACGTTCCTATATATCACAGACTGTATGTCGTCGGGCAATTCGTAGAAATAATTACGTTTAAACATTATAGATTTCGATTTCGATTTAATATATTACAAAATATAGTCTTATGTATCTAAAAAACTGATATATAAAGATTAGGTTTCTTCATTAATCGTCGCCGCTATGAATACATTAGTCGTCTCTCGCATTATAACTGCGTGGATGGTGTTGATATTAACGATATTGCTAAGTTATATCTTTGCGAATACAGAGCAATTTACAGGCGATACCTCGTTTTATCGGTTCGGACCGAATCCCGATTTAGTGATTCTTGGTATCACTATCGATACGCCCGATAAATATGGGCTTATCGTGTTATACGCGGTTCTCAATACAATTATTCGCAATCTCGACCATAACGTGATTGCCCCTTGGATAACTCTGAATGTCCAGAATATAAACGTGGCGGAACAAATAAAGGTTAAGAAGCAATATGAGATATCCATCATCAACACGATTTACTCGTGGTTCGACTGGCTTATCTATATTCATATGCTTCTCGCCCAAGTGGATATGTTTTTACTCGAACTAATTACGGATACGATAGCGATTTACTTTGTGACCCGTTGGTATATAAGGAATAGGGCATTGCTCCCCGTTATCACGGTAGCGACAGCAGCGACAGCAGCGACAGCAGCGACAGCAGCGACAGCAGCGGCAACCGAACAAGCCTTATAAAATATATGTATGTTAAATAGATTGTATATGCTAAGTTTTTTTGGTAATACTGTTGCTGATGCTAAGAGTGCGTTGAGTGCTAAGTTTGGTGATGCTAAGGATGCTGCTAAAACAAAGTTAAGTGATGCGTTAAAGAATTCTAAAATAAAACTTATTGAGATAATAGAAAAACAAATTGAAGAAATAGATGCATTCCTTGCCAATAAAAATGTAGAATTAGATGCGTTTAAAGAAAACCACACAAAAATAGCGAACGTTATAATAAAAATTAAGAAGAGTCTTACCGACGAGACTGGCGATACAAATCGACGTGTTGAGTATTATGAAACATACGAAGACATAGGAAATAATAAAATAACGACAGAAGAATTAACATTACAAGAAGTAGAAGGAAAAAAGGCTTTACAAATCGGTTTTTGCGTTAGGTTGTTTAAAGAAAACGAATATTTGTTAGCGTCTTTACACGAAATTAGAGGGAGTATTGGAACAAATATTATGGAGTTATTGATAACGAACAATGATATAGTAAGACCCAAAAAGGTTGATATATACTTTGATAATGTTCTCGATACTTTAAATACTTATTTAACTGACAACAATAACAAACCCCAAGAAATATCAGTCGAACGATTCGCAGAACTAAGAAACAAATTAACCAATCAATCAGATACGTTGGGAAATTATATTCTTCCTAAATGCGTATTAGTACCTTATAAAAGACTTGTAAAGACTGTTGGAGGCGGTTCTTATAAGAAAACAAAGGGAACTAAAAAAATAAATGCGTTAAATAGAGGGATGCGAGGTGGCGGTGTTGTGGAAAAACAATTAATAGAATTAGAAACGTTCTTTGTAAAACATAAGGGATTAGAAGATTTACTACAAAAACGCATAGCATTAGATGTGGTATTAGACAACCTTTATAAAAATACTCTACGTCTTGCTTTCGACAAAAATGGGATATGTGAATATTATGAATCATACGAAGACATAGGGATAACGAAAAGTAGTTTAACATTATCAGAATCCAACGCACAAGATAAATATAATTTACAAATCGGTTTTCGCGATAGTTTAATTAAAGAAATTGAAGCAATTAAAGCAGGTATAAGTAAAGAAGAGATAGATGGTATAAGAAAAAGATATGAAGATAAAGTTTATGAGGTAAGTTTAGAAAAAATATTGAAAGATATTAGCATTATAGACAATCCCGACAAATCTTTTACTGGTTCTGTAAATTCGTTAATCGGTGTAACAAGCGCCCCCCAAAAAGAACAGAAAAAAAATTTGTTAAAGTTTTTGAAACAATTAGAATATTTATTTGAGACTAAATCTAAATACATTAAAATAGAGAAACTCCCAGCAATGATTAGCCCTCACTCCAAATTTACAGGCGGTTCTTATAAGAAAACAAATAAGAAGAATATATTAGGAAAGGAAAGATGTATCTATAAGAAATCAGGAGATAGAAAGGAGTATATAAAATACAAAGGGAACTTCATAGCAGTCAGGGAATACAAGAAATTACTGAAAACTCGATAGACATCAGATTCATTTGTTCTATTTTCTTAGCAATTATAATAAATATTGATTGATGTTTATAAAGATATAGCAAAGCAAAGCAATGAAATCCGCGGATTCGATGTTTCTTCCAGTAATCTTTCTCATCTTCTTCACGGCACACGCGATGGCGTGGCTAATGTCGTTTTGTTCTAAAAGACAGAACGACGGATACGGCGACGGAGACGACGATGACAATGCCTATGTCAATCCGTATCGAATTGTTCCTCGTAAGGAACACGAAAACTATATACGCTATGAACGCCAAATGTATCTTGACAGTCTTAGAAAATAAAATAAAATATGTTTGAATGAAAGATATCTATATGTATATATTTTTTATTACGCGTCGCTACGCGGCTACGCATTCGGTAGCAATTCATAAATGAAGTTGTTTAGTTCCGCATAATCACTCATCGGGCGATAGCAATGGTAATCTACGAAATGTCCCGCCGCGATTGCGTCGCGTAATTCCACAGTCATTCGAAACGTATCCCTCGATAGCCGATTGAACTTCGTTTTTTCTTCATCGAGGCATACGAGATTGTTCGTCTTCTTCTGCCACGCCATCACCTTCTCGTATAAATAGAGTTGGTCTATGAACCACCCTTGCTTCCCGATACCCTCCTCAATCACGTTGTTTCGCGAAATATCCGCAATCATATACCGAATATCCTCGACGCTATGGACGTCGAAGATATCCTTCCATATTTCAGGCGTAGCCGCGTTATAGCACATCGCGATGGACTTGTAAATGAAACAATGGTCGCCTCGATAATAGATGAACTTGCTATTGTCATATTCCTTTATATGCTCGGTGTAATACGTTTTGTTCGTCGGCAAAATATCCATATCGGTAATCAATACGCCGTTTTTATAATTCAAGATACACGGATAGAGCAGACGGATGAATTGCGACGTAAAACTGGTTAGCACGTTCTCGACTGGCTCAAACAAAATAATATGACGTTCATATTGCTTATATTCATCGGGGATTGCTTTTGCGATTAAAACAATCTTCACATCGATACTGGGGTATAACTTGTTCCACGTTTTAATAAAAATGGGGATGAACTCCAAATACAAGGGATTTTCATTCACGGCAGTCAAAACGCAATCTAATTTCATTTTATTTATGTTTAAATTAATGTTATGCCAATGTTTTATATATCTTTATCATTACAAATGCTCGTAATCGTCGGTAATGCCAAGGATATCGCCATTCGTATCGAATGTCGTCGCCTTCTGTTTATTTTTCAATAAATTATATTTAACTTCGAGTTTATTATAGTATTCGCGGTTGTAATGCGTATTCAGTAAAAGTTCGTTGTATTTCCATTCCAGACTGTTATAGCGACGACACAAATCATCATACTTCTTTTTTACATATCGCAGTTCCCGTTCTTTGCTGTCGCTCAGGATTTTCTGTTTATTGATTTTATCTTTCAAATATAATGTGCTATTACTGTAATCGTCGTTGTAGTCCTTCGTAAAGATATAGTATAGGCTATTATACATATCAGTAGATGATGTATATATTATATATTTATATAATAATTATCTAATTCATTCGAATAATCTATTCATTCGAATAATCTATTCATTCGAACGAAGGGACAATCACAGTATAACCGTTCTCTATCACAGTGTCAAATCGATACAATGGAATCATATCCATTTCTAAATTATTTAATACTAAGTATTCTTTTACAAGTTTATCTGTGAAATAAATCAATTCAATCCACGTCGTAAGAAAGTCCTTCAACAGGTAGTATAAGGGTATGTCATATAATGATAAGGTCATTCGAATACACGTAGCCTCCTTAAAAATCTCTGGGAGTTCGGTGATAAGGATATTGTAATGATACCTTCTAAAATTATTCTCAGTTATCTTCGTCAAGTAATACATTTCTTCGTCTAAGTAATCACTGTCGCCATATTCGTTGCCGTTGCTACCGCCACTGTTGCTGCCTATAATGCCAAGTGATGTGAGATTGAAGATGTCAAGCGACGCGTAGTGTATCCAGATATCATCATTCATAATTTTTCGAATCATCTTATTATAATATTTGCGATTCCTTTTGTCATTATGGGAAAAAACAATATCTTTCATACAATCGTCATATATATACTTGTATATCTGTGTGTATATATCCGTTGGTATGATATGTAAATAATTCATTTAGTTATGCTATCTATATAAAATAAGTTTATATCAAAATATATAAATAGATATATATACACGGCTATGCTAAGCGACTGCTACACCGCCTAATACGGTTGATTGTTGTAATCCTTCCAGTCCTTGTTGATATTGCGACGATTCTTGTAGGATAGCCGAGCATCCTTGTATCGCAAGGCAGACGCCTTCGAACTCTTGTTATCGACGCCATCATTTCTCTTTAAGTAGCGAGGGATTTTCTGGACGTCTTCAAAGTCCTCCTTGCGATTCGCATAAGAGTTGAAGACGCGATAACTAATCTTGTTGCTGTTGCCGTTCATTTTGTGTTTTACTTGTCTATTATATAAGGACGAGAGGGTATCAATTTTTATCTTTTTATTTATAAAAAATGATTCCTTCTTCTTTATATAATAATTAACAAGAAACGATGATGAAGACTGAGATGGCGAAGAATGAGTCCGCGAAGACTGAGATGGCGAAGACTGAGATGGCGAAGAATGAGTCCGCGAAGACTTATGCTCCTAAGGAACTCGACGAGACGATGAAGGATTTGTTGCGAAATATCAACCGTTGCTGTATGAAAATCAACGAACAACAGAACCTAAACTGTACGTTCAAGAAACTCGATTTCCTTGTGGCGGAAGGGTTTTACGACGACGAAGCGAGAAGCGAGAAGCGACGAGAGACGAGAGACGAAATAAAAAATGATAATAATGGTATATAGAGATTGCCACTACTGTATTGTATAGGGGGTATGGGTATGAATGCGATTACGAAACCGCATCTATTAGATGCGAAGGATTGTTGGTTTCCCGAAGATATCGTGATAAAGATTAACAATATCATTTGCGACGAATATATACAGAAGATATATGAGCGACTTGAAGCGAACCTTATACGAAATATAATAAAGATATTCTTGAATGACAAGCAACTCGCCGACTTTCTATATTACTATGGGTATCAAACGTATTACTTTAATTATAGTTCGACGGTTAATTTTGGTATTTATGGCGAGACTCTTGCCAATTTAGAGTGGGGCGATTACGAAACCAATACGTCGCTCGAAGATTACGTAGGAATCCACGATGATATCACGATGCCTTATATGTTGAATATCCCCAATGATACGGTGGATGTTCTATTAGCGGAAATTGATTTTTATAAGTTTGACGTGAATGTATATTCTACGAAATTGACACTGAATGAAACCATTTGGATTTTCAATCACTATGCTACGCACGATAACAAGATATTTCAAGATATACCCGAATGCGACCACGACACAGGAGTCGGCAGCGTCCGAGGCGACACAGGAGACCGAGGCGACCTAAGCAATATCGCGAACTTTGAGATACATCCAGTAGATACCTACAAATCCGTATATGACTATGACAACGAGGAGTTTGCGACAGTATGGAATCTATTCAATCGCGGATTCATAAAAATAAACATCTTCAAAATCATCTATATCTATTGCTATAACGCGTCGATTGAGAATACCATTCAGCAATACTATACGATGCTTGGAGGCATTGGGCGTGTCCCGATACACATCGACCATTCTAAGTTATTTCATAAGGCGTGTTTCAATATTATAAAATATTTCAATATAAAAATGAAGAAAGCGGTGAAGGATAGCATCACACTCAGTTATTTATACGCCATCTACGCGGACGACGATATTGGAGTATATTTTAACGAAGACCACGAAGAACAAGAAAACAGGGCATTTGATATTCTTCACGATAACGGATTGCTTACATCAAAATCAGACAATCTCAATGATATACTCGACTTAATATACGTATCTTATCTGCGATAATCTACAATGATTCCGTCGCATCATTCGCCTTGTATCGCAAGATACTTTTATTATACATCTGAAAGTTCGAGATACTGCTTAGCTGCGGACTTAACATCTTATATAACGCTGCTTTCGCTGCTTTCGCTGCTTTCGCTGCTTTATTTTTTACATTTACATTCGTTCCATCACCGTTATCGTCAGAGAATCTGTTATACGATATCAAGCGTCCTTGTCCGAAATAAAACGCATCTTCCATTCTTATTTTGTTATTATATAAGAATAAAAAGCGAACGAATCATTTTTTACCAACCGCCGCGAAGACGCAAAACGAGATGAAGGGTGCTTTCTTTTTGGATATTATAATCCGCCAATGTTCGCCCGTCTTCCAACTGCTTCCCCGCGAAAATCAAGCGTTGTTGGTCGGGCGGTATCCCTTCTTTATCTTGGATTTTTGATTTAATCATATCAATCGTATCCGAAGATTCGACTTCGAGCGTTATTGTTTTCCCTGTCAAGGTTTTCACGAAGATTTGCATTTTCTTTCTTACTTTATATATTCACATATAATTTTTATATCATCTTGCCAGTATAGCCTAAACTCTTGACGTTCGAAGAAACTTCGCTCGGATTCCACGAGATATAAAGCAGGTTCTGGTTAGGCTCAGGTAATCTCTGGACGTATAGCCCGTTCTTTCGCAACGCATCCACGATGTATTCTATACAATCGGCGATTTTATATAAGGGCTTTCCGTATATATAAAAGGGGACTTCGTAGAAGATATTCATACCGCCGATAGTCGCGGTTTGCTTGATTTTTTTATGACATACCTCGATAATCTTGTCGAACGTTTGGTATTTCACGTGTTCCTTCTTGTCTTTTAGAGTATATAATTCGCTCAATAATATTCGCGGAGGCATCGTTATTTATTACATATTTAATATATAATTTTTATTGCGATTATAACTTAGTCTGCTGCGACGGCTGCGACGGCTGCGACGGCGTCGGCTTATAACACCTTGATTTTATTGTCCTCCATATCATCTACGCTAACCAAGTTATACTTCGATAACTTGTTGTCGCCCGTGCTTGTTACGGCAACCTCCGTATTAAACCCCTTATTATATAAGGACGTTATCATATCCTCGTTAATCGCATAGTTATAATACTTGACATCGGCGGTTCGCAGGGCAGTTTCTTTGGATACTTCTTTATAGGGATTCATAGTTTTCTTCACAATCGTATCGTTGATTCGCGGATTGATATAGAAATGCGAAGCATTGTTTCGAAAAGTTGCGGAATATCGCTTTGAGTCATATTTCGTCTCAACCTTCTTATCTAATAATTTAACACCATTAATATACATCTTACACGACGCCCGATTTAGCGACAATATATTATTGCTGTCCGCGACTTCTCGCATCACTATTGAAACCATAAACCATTTGTTGTTAAACTCGATATCGTAGATGCCAAGGATATTCTTGTTTTTTTTCTTCCAATCCGCATTACTGCCCAAATACGTACAATCACTATACTTAGAACCGTGCTGATACGAATCGCTACTATATATATTATTATAATCTATCGCGATTTTTGTTCCGTCTCCGCTTAATCGTATAAGCGGGTTCTTCGTTAATATAATGGGGTTCGACGGTGTAAGGGTATTCGCACAATTGAAGTTCGTCTTATTATTATAATAGAGATTCTTCTCTCCCTTTAAAAACAAAATAATATCTTTCATCATATCTGGGTCTGTGCCTCCGTCTATATCTCTAAGTTTTTGCTGGTCTATATTCAACCAGAAGTTATAGGAATACTCGGCTCCGCCTTCTTGATTGATGGACGGTTTGATATTCTTATAGTTTAACGCGGACGGGTCGGTCGTGTTAAACTTCACCTCGCTATTGTTAAAATCATACGTCCCGCTCAAAATATTAACCTCCTTACGTATATCGTTCTCTCCTTGAAACATATTTTGTAGTTCGATTAAATAGATATTATATCCTATATACCCCATCAATAACAATATTACGAGGGATATAATAACTTGAACTAACGGGTAATTTTCTAACATTCTTATTCTTATTATCTATCTTATCTATTTTAAATATGGAAATTAAAAAAATAATTAAAGAACGCCGTTGCCCCGCCGCAACTGCCGCAGCTGCTTCTTATTGAACATTGTTTATCTTATATACGGGATTACGTAGTCCGTAACTAACGATTCCCATACTTGTCAGTAATCCGTTGAGCGGTCCCTTCGTGTATTCTTTGTATATATCATTCTTATTTAAGTCATAGTTATAATACGAGAACTTAGAAAGTAATCCCGAGAATCCAGCAGCACCAATCGCCGTATTCGATATATTGCCTCCGACAAACAAAGTATCCACCTTGTTTTCAAAGCCGAGTTCGTGGAGCGTTAAGGTTTGTTTATCTTGGTCTGCCAATTCACCGTCAATATACGTATAAACCAACCCGCCATTCACGTCGGAGATGACGATGACGATATGAACCCATCGTTGTATCGGCACATACTTAATCGTTATACCGCAGTTGCTACCAGTGCCACCAGTGTATGTTAATATATCGGGAACTTTGCTGCTTGTTTCGCGTGTATCAGTTAGTAATGTCGATTCACCTAAGTTATCTTTCTTAGGGGCAAAGCGGACGTGTATTTTATTTTCGGTTTTATCTAAGAATATATAGGGACAAGCGTTCGTAATCTGTCCTGCGTCTTTTCCCAAATGAGCGATATGTCTGTATGCACCAGTGTATTTATCAATATCGTTGATATATATCCAGAACCCATAGGAACGCTTGATGCCGTTCGAGTTCGGTAGAGACTTTGTGATTTTAAACTCAGATAGTTCGTTACAAATGATAGGCACTTCTGTTCCTTCGACATCTATCTTTTGCTGATACAGGATGTTGTCGGTAATGATATAATACAGGAAATAGGCGACGATAACCATCACTAAAAATACGATAACGATTAAATAAAACATATTCTCATTCACACTCGTGATATTGGCGAACGCCTCCTTGATATTATTGACGGACGCAGCGGTATTATCGGCAATCGTAGTTCCCGTTCCCGTTCCCTGAGGGGCATTCAAGAATTGTGGAGTTCCAAGAGTCGCAGTAGTCGCCGTGGTCGCCTGAGGATTCTGGGGCATAACCCCGTCCATCGCGTTTGACATCGATGCTAATATCCCTGCGTCGTTATTTAGAGGTGTCTTGGTTGCTTCCATTATTATTTATTTAATTATCTAATTAAAGGAAATAAATTTTCTATTACATAAACTAATATGATAATTTGAAATTTGATATAAGGGGAACTTCTTCCTATTGTAGTTGTTCTTTATATTCTTCTTCTGTAAGGACAAATAACTAAGCATCTTTGTAAAATTGCCGATATTCGATGCGACAGAAGCGTTCTTTTTGTATTTGAATAGGGACAGGTAATATACCTTGGACGCGAACAACTCTACGCAAAACTCGATGTTATCCTTGAACATATAGTAATCGTATAAACACATTATATTCATAAAACTCTTATAATATTCATTGTAATTATTGAGCGATAAAATGCGATTATTTAAGTTCATAATTAAGTTCTCGTGAAATTTCAAAGGTATCATCCACGGGTCTTTTAGGAGGATTCCTTTCGTTTGATGGCGGTTAAAATCATTACTATATAGGATGTTGATATCACTCGCATTCTCGATATTATCGCTATATAAATGGTCGTTGTTGAGATTACTCATATCACGAAACAGTTTATTCAAATTGCCATTTGAGTTCAAGCAACACTTGGCAATTGTAGCGGAATCCTTGCCTTCCTTCATTTTCATTAGCGACTCCGTAATCTCATTGTTATTCGGGACGGATAATAGATGCACCACGCATAGTTTTTTGATATCCCCGATTTTCTTTATGATATCATTATTCGAGATACAAATGATAGGGATATTCTTTAATTTATTTTCTAATAATATCTTTAATAGCGTGATATTGATTGTTTTGTCCGATATAAATAACGAATCGAAGTTATCGATAATGATAACCTTCTTCTGAAAGTTATTTGTGAGTATCTGGATGAACGAAGAAGACGTGGATTTATAGATGATGTCCTTTAAAAACTGCGAGTTATAGCAATTGTTGTTATCGATTAGGATAATCTCGTAATTTAAATACTTGCTGATGCTATGTATCGAATAGGATTTACCGATACTCGTGGGTCCCGCGACAATGACGCAACTTTCTGTGGATATTTTCGCGTCATAATTAAACGTCCGCAACCATCGCAGTATATCGCTATATATCGTATGATTACCGCACAACCCCCGTATGAACTCCTTGTCATTCTCGGACGCGACGGTAGCGTCCCCTGTGGCGTCCTCTGTGGTTGCGGTAGCGATGGCATTGGCAACCTTAGCGGACTTCGTAGCCTTGGTAGCCTTGGCAGTCGACTTGACAGTCTTAGCAGTCTTGGCGACGGACGCTTTTTTCTTTGGGGCTTTCAGGGATTGTTGAACTGCCATTTATTTTATAAATTAAATTATGTATATATCATTTCAATGATTAAGATTAATATATAGGATAGTATCGCAATAAATGGAACGAATAAAATCAGCGGTAAAATGCTACTTGTCTCGCTATTTTCAATCCCAAAGCATCTTATATTTCCGTCCTTGTCGAAGAATAGATTAGGTTGAATGGCAAACAAAACGCCGAGAAATACTATATATATTAAAAGCGTTATGATTTTTCTCGAAAGCATTCTTTATCTATTATTTTAATAAGGAAAGAAAAAAATGTATTTGACGTATATCTCTTTGCTACTTCTGTTCATTATTTTGGCGGCGGTAATCATCCAGTATAATATTGCGTGTGCCGAGCGAACGGAGCGGTTTATCAATAACCCGATAACCATTTCAGAGAACGTTTTAAATATTGACGCGAAATCAGGAGACCATATTATCGTTGATGGCAAAAATATCGCGAATATCGTGGATGCGATTAAGAAAACAAATCGACTGAATAAGGATACCGTAAGCGAAGGCATCAAAGAGCCAAGCATATTAGCGACAATACGGAGCGATTCAAACCTACAATTATTAATAGACCCTTACATCAATTATTATGTTTTAAAAAATACCGCGTCTGTCGGCAATTACAAAGAGGGCATCTTCGTATGTCTTAGCCACAAAGAATTACGCGACAGCGACTGCATCTGGGACTTGAAAAACAAAGTCGTCGCATATTTATTTATGAGCGATTATTTATTCATTCAAGCACTCATCAAGGGATACAACATCGACATAAACGATGTGTATATAATAAAAATAACCTATTTGGATTTTCAAAATACCGAGAAAATGTTCGATTACCTATTTACCTATATGGTGATGGATAGCGAATATATGAAGTTTATTTGCGAACAGCGGTATTTCATAAACGGCATAAAAGATGTGGATATTCATCGTATCAAAGCATACTACCCATTTATAAAAGAAAACTATAATACCGTGAAGTATTACTACGAAAAGAGCGAAAGCAGCGAGAGCAATAGCAGTAATAAGAAAAATATATATATTAGTTCCGTGAAAAGCCTATTACCGATTATGAGTTATGCTATCATCAGTTCCGTCGAGAACTTTATCACCCGCTTAGAGATGCCAAGCGATTACATAGAAGCCGTCAAAGAAGCCTATTATACGAGCGATAAAAAGCAGGGCGGTGGCAGCGGTAGCGGCAGCGGTAGCGGCGGTTATTACGGATGCTACGGGAATAGCGAGATTACAAATAAGTTTGAGTGCGATTCCTATTATAATATTGATGGAACTCCAAAAACCTATTATAGTTTGTGGGACAAGCGATGTGTCGCCGATGCGGAATGCCCGTATTACAAATCAAATACGAAATATCCGAACAATCGAGGCGGTTGTATCAACGGTGGGTTTTGCGAGTTCCCTGTTGGCGTGAAGAGACTGGGCTATACGAAATATAACGATACGAACCTGAATACCCCTTTGTGCTATAATTGCGAAGACAAAGGGAAGCCCGATTATGTATTCGAGAATGATTTTAGCGAACGAGTAAAATATAAATCAAATACAATAATTTCCTTATTAGATTATAGAGGGAATGAGTAATATAGATATACTTATTACAATAAGTAAAGTATTATCTATTCTATTGATATTAACCGTATTTAATTTTATTATGTATCAATACTTGACAATCGATAAAGATATTCTGAATGCGAACGC